GACTTGACTTCTCCTTGCAGGGAGATCCAAGTATTGCAACTGGTGGTTTCCAGAATGCTCAGTTTGGTAATGCAGAGGATCTTGGTGGTATTGTATTCTACACTAACGCACTAGTTGGTAGAACAAATACACACGAGTTTAAAGAAGGTCAAGAAATCTTAATTGAAAATCTTCCTACTTCAAACCCTGATTTATCAGTTTTAAACGGTAAGCAAAGAATCTACAAAGTTCTAGAAGATGCTGATGGTCGTTGCAGACGATTTGTAATTCCTAAAAAGCTACCAGCAATTACAGATGCTAATCTAGATCCTGGTCAATTTGCAACCGTAAAGAATTTTTCAAAAGTAGTTACTCTATCTCTACTTAACTCACCAAACACATTCCCAATTTCTACTCCTGTAGAAAGAAGATTCCAAGACGCTTGTGTATTCCTTCGCAATAACAGAGAGTTTATTGCAGATGAAGTTGTAGGAAGAATCAATCGTCAATTTGCTAAAGATTACTATCAAGTATCCGATATTACTGGTGGTGGAGATACATTCAAAGTATTCTTAGGTCAGACTCCAGTAACTCATACTTACGTTTCTGGTGGTACAGTTAAGTTTGAAAATGCAACTGTAAACATTACTAATTTTGTTTACGATAATATCGTAACAGGTTATGCAACTATCACAGTAGATGCTGCACTTACAACTCTAGTAGAAGATGATACTGTTAAATTAGCAGATATCCTCCTATCTTGTGAAGCTGGTCAAAAACTTTATCCTTCTTATAGTTCTCCAACTAGCGGAGATAATACAGGAAGTGATGGTGATGAGCAATGTCGTCAAGATGTTATCCACTTTGTTAACGCTCTAGTACGAGATTTAGAATTTGGTTCTAACTTTAACGTAATTGAAGCAGCTAAGAAGTATATTCTTGGTGGAGAAATTGCATACATCAAGGATGAGATTGTTCAAAACTTCCGTGCTATTGAATATGCACGAGAGCTTTGCATCTATGCAATGAGAAATTGGAGAACTGGAGATGGTACTCCTGCAGATCCAATCTATACTCCAGTATACTCATCTGTACCTAGGTATTTTGATGATACAGTTATCACTGCAACAGCAGGAACTCCAGCTTGTGCTGATGTTAAATCTGCAATCGATACTTTATCATTCCTTTGGGTTGATATTATTACTAAGAACCAGAATGGAACATATCTGGATGCTGCATATCTAATTGAAAGAAATAAGTATCTAATTGCTGATCAAGCTTTACGTGACACATTAGGTCAATTCCCACTATTTGCTCTTGATAATACAAACGAAAGAAAATGTAAAAGAGATCTAGCAATTACTCTTAGTAATCTAGCAAAAGATTTAACATTTGGTGGTAATGAAAATATTGTTGTAGCTGCTGAATCATATTTCACATCAACTGCTTTAACTGGTATTCCAGAAGCACAAAGAGCAGAAACAATTTACGCATATCAAAGAGCTAAGACATATGCTATCGCAGCAATGCGTAACTGGACTGATGGATCATATATTGATCTTACTCCAACTAACGCAATCTATGATGCATCTACTGGTAGTTTAGATGTACTCTTCCCAGATCCTCTTATTGCTCCTAGCGTAGGCGACAGAATTGCATTTAAAGAAGAGGCGATTGCATTCTCTTGTACATATAACAATGTTACAGAGACACACTCCAGTCCACTAAGAACAGATGCAAACTACGGTAAGAGTCATGCCATCACTAATGTTCAATCTTCTGGTGGTGTAACTACAGTCACATGTAATGTGGGAGATGCTGGTGCTGCTTCTGGTTCAGCACACACATTTGTAAGTGCAGTAACAGATGGAACTATTATTGTATACAATCCTACTGTATTAAGTTCACCAATTCCTAAGTTTGAAGATTGGAATATTCTTCCTGATCCAAATGCAGGCGCTCCAGTAGCACAGTACACACCATCAACAGCTACTTACAATCCTGCTAATGGTGATTTCACAATGACTGTGACAGGTCATAGTGTTACTACAAGTAATAGTATTAGTCTTTCTCCAGAATCATTCACATTTACATGTGCAATGGACGGTAATGCCACTGAGCATAGTCTACCTCAATCTGGTCAAGTCGCATACGGTAATGCTTTAGCAGTAACAGCAACAACTGCAGATACCTTTACAATTAATGTTGGTGCATCTGGTCCTGATCAACAATGGACACCAACAGATGCTACATACGATCCAGCTACAGGTGCGTTAGTATTAACAATTGGAAGTGGTCACGGACTCAGTATTGGAGAAGGTGTTGTACTCGATGATGATAGTCTATCGTTCACATGTACGATGGATGGAAACACTGATACCAAAACATATCCAAGGTCAGGTCACGATCCATATTCAGGAAGATCTATACCTATCGATAGTGTAAGCGATACAACTATTACACTAAACGTAGGTGTATCTCCTGCAAACAAATTATTTACTGCATTAACAGGAACTACTTACGATGCATCTACTGGTGATTTGGTTCTAAACCTTGGAACTCAACATGGTCTTGCAGTTGGTAAAGGTATTGTAATTGCGGATGATTCTCTCACATTCACATGTGATCAGGATAGTAATGCAACTTTCCACACATATCCTCGTTCTACTGACCCAGCTTCAGGTAAATCTTTAACTATTAGTGATGTTGCTTTTTCAACACACACGGTTACAGATGCTGATTACACACCAGCTTCAGGTAATTTAGAACTAACTATCGCAAATCACGGTTTTAATAATGGTGATTACGTTAAGGTTCTCAACGGAACCTTGCTGTTTACTTGTGATCTAGATGGAAATTCAGTTCAAAAATCTTATCCTCGTGCTGGATATGATTATGCATCTGGTCGTTGGTTACAAGTTTCTAATGTAACACAAAACACATTTGATATTAATATTGGTGGATCTTCCTATCAAGGTGCTCACACCTTTACTGGTGCTGTCTCTAATGGTGTTCATCGACAAACTGGAAATGTCACAGTTAACGTAGGTGCTGGTGGATCTGCATCAGGTTCTACACACACGTTTGCTAATGCAACTCTAAATGGAATTAGTCAAACTGCTCAATCTGCACATACATTTGTAGGTGCTGCTACTAATTGCCTCAAGCATTTACCACAATCTGCACATACATTTGTTAGAACAACTAATAACTCTGTACTTGTATACAGCACGGGACAAAATTCACAATGTGCTAACGTTGCTTCTTCCATCAATACATCGATGGATCTATTTGAGGATATCTTAGATGGAACAGTTCTTGCAGGTGCTACAGCAAGAACCAGTAATCCTCTATACGATACAGCAAATATTATTTCGTATCCAGATAACTTTGTTACTGATGCAAATAATAATAGGTTAGCTATTCGTGGTGACTATGATGATTATCCAATCATTGAAGCATCTCCATATACACAGAACGCATCTGTTATCTCCTTCCTAGGTGGTGGCGGTGCTGAGGTTGACGGTGATAAGGTCAAGCAACCTAACTGCCCATTTCCTGGTCTTGAACTAGACGGAACTGCATCCTTCCCGAACCAAGGTAAGTCGATGGTTGCATCGGCATTTACGATTGTCTCCTTTGGTGGTACTGGTTATAAAGTTATCAACGATGGTTACACTCAGTTGGTTTCTGTCTTCGTTATCTTCTGTGCTGACGGTGTTCTTGCTGAGTCTGGTGGTTATTGCTCTATCACGAACTCTGCTACAAACTTCGGTACATTTGCACTAAGAGGTGTAGGTTTCCGTAAGGATCCATATGAGTTTGATATTGCAACAATTTCTAATGTTTCTTCTACTCCTACTGGTAGAACCATCCTAACACTTAGTGGTCTTGGTAGAGAACCACTAGAGCACTATATTGTTAAAGTTGATGGATATAGAAATACAAATACAGATATTGAATACTTCATTGATGCAGTTGCTGGTGTTACTGTAGGTCCTCCTTTCTCTGCACAGTTAACTATCGATGATGGTACTGGCGGAGCTATGGATCTGACAGATTTAGCTACTGGTCAAGCAGTGTCCACTAGTGTTCTTACTGGTAAGACAGTCAATCTACACAGACCATCTATTGTTAACTCTTCTTCTCACACTTGGGAATTTGCAGGTTCTGGTACTAACTATCTTGCACTACCTGAGAACGGTGGTACTAAGATTGAAGCATATGAGCAAGTTTCCGAACAGTATGGTCGTGTATACGTTTCTGGTACTGACGAACTAGGAGACTTCAAGGTTGGTACATTTGCTAGAATTGAAAACAGAACTGGTAACATTACCTTTACTGGTACGGTTACAATTTCTGAAGTTGAATTCTTGAAGTTGAAAGGTGGTGACGTTGTTGTTACTGGTTTTGATGCATCTAACACATTGGGTGGTGCTAACTCTAGTGACTCTAAACTACCTACACAGAAAGCGGTTAGAGATTACATCACTAACTCCTTAGGACCTTACATCAACAAACCATACTCTACTAACGCTGTTCCTAGAGCACTGGTTGAATTGACTGACTCTGGTAAGATATCTGTTGACCAGATTCCTGCATTGAGACCATTCAGTGTCTTTACTGTTGCAAACTTAGCAGAAAGAACATCTCTAGAAGGAGCACTTGCTGGTGACATCGCTATCCAACAGGATACATCACAGTCATTCATCTTGAACAATGACTTAGAAAGTTTATTCTTAGGATTTGCAGTAGATACCAATCTCGCATTTACAATTGGAGATATCTTCGAGGGTAGTATATCTGGTGGTCGTATCCAATCAACAGAGTACAGAGAGGGTGTTGTATTCAGAGTTAACATTACCAATGGTGGTTCTGGATATACTGTTGCACCGACTGTTAGTTTCTCTGGTGGTAATCCCGCAGCTGGTGCTGTGTCAGCAGCAGCAACTTGTACGATTGCAAATGGTCAGGTTGTTACTGTTACTATTGTTGATTTCAATGGATTTAAAGGTGGTAAAGGATATACCACACAACCTACTGTTACATTCTCTGCTCCTCCAGGTGCTGGTACACAAGCACAGGGTAGTCCTTTAATCGAAAGTAGATTATATGGTAACATCGTTAATAATATCAAGATTGAAGATACAGACACTATTAACGATAGTTCAACACCAAGTGCAAATACAGTTAACATCAACAGAGTTATCAATACTTCTTCGTTTAATGCTAACAACTGGGTATCTCTATCATCTAACCAGATCGCTGCATCAGATATTACATCAGGTGTTATTGAGACAGATAGATTAGCATCAGGTGGTGCTGCAAACTCATTCACATTCTTAAGAGGTGACCAGAACTTTGCATTAGCAGTTCAGTCAGTCAAGGGTGCTGAGACAAGATACTTTGCTAAACTAGCATCGCAGTGTAACTCTGGATCATCATCCATGGTCTTTACCACGAACTCTGACGTTCTTATTGGACATGATGTATTACAAGGAATTGCTGGAATACAATCAAATACAAGTATCACTGGTGTTGTTACTGCTGCTGGATTAACAACCATAGCATTAAACAATCCAGTTACTCAAAATATTCCATTAGGAACAATTATTGAGTTTGAGCGTGGTGAATCACCAATGACATTTGAATCTACCTTTACACAGGGTGGATTTATTGATGATGTTATCATTGCAAACGGCGGATCGGGATTTACAAACGGACAATATTTTGACCAACCTTTACAGGGTGGTACTGGTACAGGACTCAAAGCAAATATTGTTGTTGCTGGTAATGCTGTTACTGAACTTACTGTTACTGATGGTGGTACTGGATATAATGCTGACTTCTCAATCACAGTTGCACCTACAGCAATTGGTGGTGGATCTAGTTTAGTATTAAATGCTAAAGTAAGTACAGTCAACAGACAGTATGCAAACGTTTCTCTTGACATTAACAGAGTTACAGACCTCACAATTTCTGCTGACCTTTACGGAACAATTGGTGTTTCCAGATATAAGAAATCACAATTTAACATTGGTCAGGCAGGAAATGGATCTGTCGAACTTAAGACTGGTGCTGACAGTGGACTCGATGCTGACTTACTAGATGGACAGCAAGGTAATTACTATACCAATGCGAACCACTTATTCGCTGGACAAGTTCCACAAGATAGACTAGGTGGTATATATGGTATTGATATTAGTGGATCTTCTGCTAACACAATTAGATTACAAACTGGTACTAACAACCCAACCTCTAACCCAAATCCAAACAGTTTCGTTGAGGGTGTTATTTCTAACACAGTATTCAACAGTTCTAATGGATTAGGATCTGCATATCCTTCTGTTAACACAGGTATTGGAACTGGAACATCTACTAAGCACTTAGTTCTAACTATAAGAAATGGTGCATCTGGTTTTGACGCATCGTTTGGTGGTGTAAGACAACTTGCATTTGCTAATGATGACAACATGTATCTTCGTGGTTCTGGTAACGGAGTCAGTACATGGAACTCATGGGCGAAAGTATGGACATCATTAAGTGATGGTGTTGATTCTGGAATGGATGCTGACAAACTAGACAACAGACAAGGTGACTGGTATCAGAATGCATTAAACATTAACTACGGAACATTATCTGATAATAGACTTCCTAGATTTATTAGTGAGACTAAGTTTAGAGATAAGATCACAATCAAAGCATTTGCTGGTGATCCTAAGTTTAGAATATATGTCTCTGGTCAAATATTAAACACAGCACCATTTATACCTGGCGATCCTAACAACCCATCTGTAAACCTTTACAATGCTAACGCACAGGGTGTTGGTAGTTTTGTTATTGACAACGTTATCACAAATGATGATGTTAATGATAACTTCAATGACTTTACAATCTTAATTGGTAGACTTACATCTGGTAACTTTGCTGGTGCTCTAACAGTTGGTACTGCATCTAACAGAGTAGAATTCGATGACTTTACTATTGAAGATGGTAACACACTAGAAGTTTGTAACTTACATAGTGATGGTGGTGTTGGACAGTTACAACTAGGTAGAAAAGATGGTAACGCAACTACACCTAGAATATTATTCAATTCATCTCAGCTCGCTGCTAGTTACAACGCTAAGATAGAAGCATCAGGTGGTAATGCATCTGCAGGATCTGGTTCTCTTAACGTTGATGTTGTAGATGCTAACGGATTTACAATTAAGAACCAAGTTGTTTGGAACCAAGGTAACATACAATTTGCAAGTTCTAACACACCAAATTATGCTGTACAACGTGATGGATCTGGTAACTTCTCTGCTGGAACAATCACAGCAAACTTAGTTGGTTCTGCATCACTTAACGTATTGAAGACTGGTGATACAATGACTGGTTCATTGAACATCACTGGTGGTGGTTCTGGACTTACAGTTGCTGGTATTACAAACCTCAATAGTTTCACTAACGTTAATAATGATCTTAATGTTGCTGGTAATTTGTTTGTTGATGTATCCTCTAATGAGGTTGGTATTAATACTACAAATCCAGTAGCAGCTTTAGATGTTCGTGGTGATATCTTCTTACAAAATGTTAATCCAACAATTTACTTTAACGGAACTTCTGATAGTAATAACAACCCTTCTACTGCTGATTTCGCAATCAGAGCAAATCCAGAAGGTCTTGACTTTATTGAACCAGAAGATGGTAATAAAGTTCAATTCCAAATTTATGATGATTCTGGTGTAAACTCACCATTTGGTTATCATGTCAATGGAACTAGAATTTTAGATCAATCTAGAAACCTTACCAACGTAATATCAATCAAGGTTGATAGTGCTAATGATAACTCTGGTGCACCAATATACTTCTTAGGTTCTAACTCACAAAGAAACTTTAGAATTGGTAACCAGATTGGTCACAGCAATGCGTTTGAGATAACACCATCTACAAACAATGGTGGTCAGAATTGGGATAGCACTCCTGCAATTTATGTAAGAGGTGATAGAAGAGTTGCTATCAATACATCAGCAATATCTGGTGTTGACTCTGAATCAAACACAACTAGAAGTTACTACTTAAATGTTCAAGGTGATATGAACATTAATGGACAGTTGTTCCAGAACAACTCTGAGTTCGTAACATCTAGATGGACAGAAGCAAGTAATGGTAATGACATTTATAGATTGTCAAGAGTTGGAATCAATAGAACTGATCCAACATATCAGTTACATATTTCTGGAGATACTAACATAGAGAACGGTTTCCTATATGCTAATGGCGTTAAACAGTGGATCGACTCTTACGGTATATTCAAGTCAAACAGTAATACTGTTGCTGAGAATATAACAATTCCTGCAAACATTAACTGTGTTAGTGCAGGACCTATCACCATTGCTAACGGTTATACAGTCACTATAAATAGTGGTGGTAACTGGGCTATTGTATAAAGGAATCAAAAGATGGCAGGTATTTTAAAAGTAGACCAGATCCAAAACACCGCTGGTGTTAATATAATGGATCTGCAAAACGATAATTTGAGAATATGGAACGGAAGTGGTTATTCTGAGATGTCAACACCTGGTGCTCTAATTGGCATCAAGACATATACATCACAGAATGGAAACTGGGCAGATAGATCAACCTCTGGTGGATCTGGTACATGGACAAAACCATCTGGTTGTAATCATGTATTAGTTTATGTCACTGGTGGTGGTGGAGGTTGTCGTTGTAATGACAACAACTATCGTGGTGCTGGTGGTGGCGGTGGAGCTACTGCTATTAAATATATTGATGTTTCTAATGTAAACAGCGTCAACTACACATATGGTGGTGGCGGTGGTTATGCTCGTAATGGTGGTAGAGGAGGATCTGGAGGAACTTCATCTTTTGGTAACTATTGCTCTGCTTCTGGTGGACAAGGTGGTTACACTGATAACCCATATGAAGGAGGAAGAGGTGGAGATGCCTCTGGTGGAGATATAAACCTACCTGGAGGACCTGGCGAAATGTCACACGGTTCTAATAGAGAAGGTTGTAGTGGATCTACATTCTGGCATAAGGCAGGATCTAACCATCATAACTCTAGCGATGGAGCAGAGAGCACACATGGACAATGGGGTTCTGGTGGTGCTTATGGATATTATTCACAAAATGGATATGCACATAATAATGGCAACGGTGGTGCTGGTTGCGTAATCGTATGGGAGTATACCTAATGTATCAAGTACTTGTAAATAAACATAACGGAACTGTACTTCAGTTTGTGAAAGGTGGATCAGACGACCAGTTTGAGGTGCATGAAGATTTCATGTGGGTGCAGTATCTAGAAGAAATAGATAAAGGTTTAGGCGAGGCTGACTATGAATTCAACCGAGCAACAAATCAATTACAAAAAATAGTTCGTGAACCAACGCCTTATGATCTTGCTCGCAAACAGGAATATCCAGATTTTGCAGAACAATTGGATATGCTATATCATGACATGGATGCTGGTATTATACCAGGCAAAGAAACATCCAAGTGGTTTGAGAAAGTGAAAGAAGTTAAAGAAAACAATCCCAAACCATAAATACAATTATAGGAAAGTAGTGTAACCATGTCTCAGTTAACAGTTGGAACAGTTCTTACAGGAAATGCGAGTTTAACGACGCAAGGTCTTAAACTGCCATCCTTTAATAACTCGAATAGACCAGCATCACCAAACGTAGGTCAGTTAATCTTCAATACGTCTGAAGGTAAAGCACAGATCTGGAATGGATCTGACTGGGATGAAGTTGGTGGTGGTATTCCAGAACCAGCTGATGTAACTAGAGGTTCGTATCTAGTATCTGATGGTAGTAACGGTGTTTTCTGGGCGTATCCTGGTCAGACTGTTGCATCTGCTCCTCTTACAGGATTCAGATATAGGAGTTTGATAACACACGGTTATCTGGTGGCGGGGTATAAAGGATCTAATCCTTGGAGAACGGTTAATAAAACATGGCATGCGAATGATATTACTTTCTATTGTGGAGAACAACTAACTAGAGCACTTACTTACGCTGACTGTACATGGAGTGATTACTTCGGGTATGGTCATGGTTGCGTTAACTCTTTCACGGGATCTTCTAACTTTACAGACTCGATCAACCTACACACAGGTATGAGACGAATGTTTGGTACTACTGGATCAAACCCAGGCGGTGGTACTTACTCTCCAACCTCACCATATGGTTGGGAAGGAGACGATCCTAGAGGAGTTATGGGATATACAACTGTTGGTGGTTGGAATATGCCAGTTAACCGAGATAGAAACTCAACTGCTACTGCACAGGTACAACAGTTTGGTTACAACTTAGGTGGAGGTAACTCTGCTGTAGGTAAACTTCACTACTCATCTGAGATCATGTATCAGGTAGGTAACTCACCTTCTGGTTCTGACCACACTGCATCTTGTGGTGATGAGAATAGATCTTGGGCATCCTTCCGTGGTAGTAGATATGGAGTTAACCATTCTAACGATAGTTGGTTTGGTTGGTCTTCCAACATGTCACCTGACGGAGTTTGTAAACCACTTCCTTCTAAGTGGGGTCACTTCTATTGTGGTACTGGTAACAATGTTACATCACCTTGGACTAAATACAGTGGATCATCTGGAGCTGGTCTTAAGAACGGAACTAAGGTTCGTGCTTATGGTGAAGAAAATATGATGATGGGTCAAGACAAAGGATACATGATGGGACAATATGATGGTCAGCAGAACAACCATACAACTAAGTGGGATTACTCCACTGACGTTGAAACAAATATGCCAGCTGCTACTAGACCAAAAGGACATTATGGAACATCTTCTGGTGGTTGCTGTTCAGCATCCGCTTCTGTAACTGCTAAACGAGCACAATAATGAGATACTTAATCGTCAACGAAAAAGAAATCAATCCAGAACAGTTTGTCAACATGACTGCTACTGGAGATACCAGACTGCACTACAGCGAAATGTTTTCGTTGATGCACTTCTCATGTGTAGAGGTCAGTGAAACAGTTTTCCAGACTATATCTAAAGAATGGGAACACAAATACTTGGAGGTTACAAAAGCACAAGCATATAACGGATCAAACTTCTTCTCAGAAATTAGACCATATGGTAAAGTTGCTGCATCAGTTGATTCAGCTGGTTATGCATGGACTCCTGCTAACCCAGTTTTAAAAGTTCCTATCGAACTTACACCAGAAATTAAGAAAGAAGTTGTAGACTTCATGATATATTTTGCAAAAGAAATTATTGAAGATGAATACAACACACGTCTTAAGAATCTTAAGAACACTACAGATTTGGAAGTAGCATCTTGGGAAATCCAAAAGCATGAAGCAAGAGAATGGTTAGAAAATAAAGGACTAGGTGGTAGTAAAACTCCTTTCTTAGATTACCTATCTGCTGAAAGACATATTGACAAAGATACTCTTTCAACTAAGATACTTGCAAATGCAGAAGCATGGGAAGATAAACTCTCCACAATGCTTGTAGAGTATCAAATTCTAATAAAGAAATTTGAAAGTTGCACTGAAATTTGGGACCTAAATATATTATATGAAGATCACATTGGTATCATGTTGCCTCAAAAGCAAGCGATTGAGATGGGCAGAACAAAATCTGATACTGACTGGGATCGTAAACCAGAGTATGAGGTAGAACCCTATGTCTTTAAATTCTGACGCTAATTTTTCAGATATAATTGCAGACGTAAAAAATATAATAAGTTCAGACACAAACGAAATACATTTATCAAAGTCATTTGTAGACGAGTTCGCAATCACTAAGAAAGACTTTGACGTTATGTCTGCATCTATGCGTTTTGATAGCGGGATGACCAGATATCAATGCGAACATTTTGTTGCAGACTCAGCGGGTATAACTCCATGGAGAAAAGTCCGTCAAGCATTGATGGAAATAGAGACTAGATATCATGCATACATGGAGAATAGAAATAGTCTTAGAAAGGCAGAGATTCTTAGAAAAAGATTGAACAGGGATATGCCATTGCTTCCTGACGAACTTGATAGAGAGTTGATGCAAATAGACATGGAGAAAAATGATTATGATATTGGTATTTGGAAAAGAAAACTCAGACAGTCTGAGTTAGAACTTAAATACTTCTTACAAATTGTTGACAAATATGTTGACGAAGAAAATGGTTATCCTCTAGAGTATTTTTTAACAGAACACGAACACGAAGAAAAAATGTATTGGATTGCTCGTATGGGCAAGCAAGCAGCAATGGATATCATTTCTTATGGTAGAATTGGTTCTGGTAACATGACCTCTATTATGGACATGGCAGAAGAAGATCAAGTAGAAGCACTTGGTATCGCTGTCAAATACTCTGGTATGATTGGTGGTGGTATTGACAAACTAAATAAAATGATAGCACCGCAACTACAACATCAGTTGTCACAGGAAGGTATAGTAATGCCTAAACTGTCAGACCATAAATATAGTGGACAGGGTGAAAACCAATACAAATTACAAGGGGAAAATGGATAGATTTTTTAATCCAACAAGTAGACATCTTGATCTATTGCCTGTAATTCATCACGCTATATGGCAAAGGTATGAATTAGGGGATACAAGTGGCGACACTGTTACATATCCACAATTAAATCAAGAAAAGTTGGTACAATTAGCAGAAGCACACAAGGGTATCTTAGTAGATAAGCCTGGTGAAGAACATTTATATATGGAAGCAGTGATCGTAGACTATGGCAAGTTTCTCTCTACCCCTTAATACTAAATTACCTGAGGATTTTGTAGTAAACCAATTTATTCCTTTTCTACAAGAACACAAGGAATATATCTACGATATCTATTTTACTTGTCGTATGCCACCCTTCACGCAAGATGCTATGGGTGACGTAATTGATGGTGACATCAGAGAAACAACTTTAAACGCTTTGTTTGTATCACAGGAGACTGGGATACCTTTGTCTGCAACATTTAATAATATCCAAGTTCCACCTACACAAGAGAACTTGGATATTTTTATTGAGAATTTTAGATTTTTATATAACAATGGTGTTCGCATAGTTACTCTACCACATACAACATGGATGTTGACTGGTCAGATACAAAGAGAGTTTCCAGAATTAAAAGTAAAGAATACTATACTTAGAGAAGTTACTAGACCAAATGAAATTGTAAATCTTGCAAAGGCAGGATTCTATTATATCAATCTAGACAGAGATCTCATGCGTGATAGAGATTCTCTACTTAGAATTAAAAAAGCAAAAGAGTATTGTGCTGACATAGGTAAACCCGTAAAGATATCATTACTTTCTAATGAGTGGTGTTGGGGTGGATGTCCGATCATGCCAGAACATTATCATTACAATATGGTGAGGGAGAAAGATGACCCACAATATTTTAATGATAGTATCAGTAGAGTATCTTGTTCTACATGGGATGAGAAAGATCCTGCTGCGTCATTAAAAGCAGCAACCATACCTCCATGGAGAGAAGATTGGGAACAGTTTATTGATCTTGGTATAGATGTATTCAAGATGCATGGTAGAGAAAATGCTATGCGTCTTTATGAGAGCATGACTATAATCAATAGATGGAAGAATAACGAAGAACTTTTACATCCACAGTTCAATGAATATATTGAAGATGTAACATTAGAAGAAAAACCCATTGATATATGGCGTGAAAAAATTAGAAATTGTAAGTTCGATTGTTGGGATTGTAATTACTGTGACTCTGTTGTTCAGAGTAGAATGAAAAAGAATGAGAGACACTTTGATGATGATATTAAATTAGTGTTAGATTCAATTGATAAGGCAGCAAGAAGAGAAAGTAATTTTGTAGAGGAAGGATACAAGTATGAAGGTTTGTCATCTAACATAGTAAGACATTTTTTAAATAATCTATTATCTAAACCAGATGCCATCTACATGGAATTAGGAGTTCATGCTGGTAGTACATTCTATGCTGCTACTATGAATAGGGATGTAGAATCATTTGCTATAGATAATTATTCTGAGAAAGAAATATCACCTTTTAGAGATGAGGTAGAGGTAGAAGGATATCAAGATCCTAAGAAAACATTTTGGGCAGGACTACAAGAGAAACAATATTTTTGTGCTAAGTCAATACAAGATCTAACTCCTAGAGATATACACAAACAACCTAATGTAATTTTCTATGATGCAGACCATGATCCACAAGCTCAGTATGATAATCTTACATTCTTAATTCCTGCACTTGCAGACAAGTTTATTCTTGTTGTTGACGATGCAAACTTCATGGGTGTTGTACAGTCATCTGAGTTCTGGATAAAAGAACATAAACTCAATTTATTATTTGAGAGAAAAATATTAACCAAGGTTCCAGAAGATCCTAATGGTTGGTGGAATGGTATACATGTTATGGTTTTACAAAAATGAATTCATTTAAACATCAGTATATGGTGGTTCATCTTGATGATGATTTCTTTCCACAATTAGAAAAAGCAATTGAACCATATCAAGATTATGAATCAGGTAAGACAGATCAATGGGATGGTAACAAATATCAAGCACAACATAATAAAGATAGAAGTTCAAAATTATGCTGGATAGATGATAATGAAGTCTATGCAATGATGGATGGTCTTGTACATTTTGCTAACAAAAAATGTGGTTGGGATTTAGATGTAAATTTTATAGAACCTCTACAACGTACAAAATATGATGTGGGTGATTTCTATGATTGGCATTGTGATGAAATGGGTTGGACACGAGGTAAGAGACCTCAGGACAGGATACGTAAAATAAGTTTTACAGTTCTTTTAAATGATGATTTTGAGGGTGGTGAATTTGAGATACAGACAACTGAGAAAAATGTGGTACAATTAAAGAAGAAGGATGTAATAATATTTCATGCTGATACTCCACATAGAGTCAAACCAGTAACTAAAGGTGTTAGACATTCTCTTGTCGGATGGACACAAGGACCTCCATATAAATGAAACATATTTTATTTGATCTAATAGATTGCCCGTTTGAACTCTTGAATGAAGAAGAATTCATACGAGATAGTTTGCTAAACGCATCAATAATTGCTAGATCACCTTACATAAAAGTTGAAACTCATAAGTTTGATCCTCAAGGTGTGACTGGATATATCTTACTCAGAGACAGTCA